CCAGAAGCAATCTCTTTGTGATCTTCGTAAATCTTTGATTCATTGGAAATATCAAATTTATTAATAGTATATTTGTCCCACATAGTTGGTCCCCAAGAACATTCTTCTCTGGTTTCGTTCTTTTTACAAAGAAGGCAATATTTTGTATCTTTTTTATATTGTTCTTCTGGAGTAGTTTCTTCTGATTTTGTTCCCCAATTTTTAGCACCTGCTTCTCTGCATTTTACTAGTGCTCCAGAACCATATGCACTTGGCCAAACTTTGAATCTTGCTTTTACTTTATGGTAGCAAGCATCTTTTTTACCACTGCCTTTACCCTTAATATCTGATTCTAGTACAAAATCTTCTTTGTTCATTTTTTTCTTTGAATCTGTTGAAACATAAGTTGGTTTTGCTGCACCTGTCTTTTGTTGTTGTCCAGGATCCTGTTCTCTCTTTCTTCTTACTGCTGAAGAAATTTGACCTTTAGACATACTTGATAATTTTGAACTTGAAAAACATTTTGGAGTTTTAATTTCTCCTGGTTCATTTGCACAAGGAGATCCATCTGATTGAACCCACCCTGGTTTTCCCCCCTTTGATTTAGATCCTTTAAACCACTGATGCAAACTTCCTTCTTTAATTTTTTCAACTTTTTTAAGTTTCGTATAGTAATCTGGGAGTTCATCAACATGTTGCAATGCAGTAATTCTTGCTCCACTTTTACTTGTGGTATGCTCACCTTCAATTTTAGTTCCAATCTTCACTTGATTCATAATTGCAGATAAAGGAACATTATGTTTTTTAGCAAGCTCCTCTGGAGATTTATATGCCTTTACAGGACCTTTTGGATCTTTCATCTGTGTCATTGGTCTACATTATTTAGAAGTCCTTGTTTTATAAGTTTGGATAATTCTGCAGTAGACCCAACAAATAAAGAATTATTAACTGTAGTAGGACCTTTCTGTGGAGAATCTAGATCTTTCATTTTCTTTTGAAGATCTAGTAGTTTATCACTAACATCACCTACTGATTTAATAAGTTGTCCTGCTACTTCATATGCTCTTGGGTGTCCAGATTCTTGAGCAAGTTCTAAAATTCCATTAATTGCTTCTTGCCCCTTTTCAATTAAACTATAAAGATTTCCTCTTGTATATTCATAATCTTTTTGTGGATCATCTGGAACTTCTATTTTTTTCATTAAATCAGAATCTATCTGAACAATTTCGGTTTTAATGTTCAGTGCTTGTTCTATTTTTTGATATTTTTCTGACATAATTAAACATCCACATCTGTTCCTTGAGAAGTACTATAGGATTTAAAGTCTACAAAGTCTTCTATAGTATCATTAAATCCAAAATCATCTCCAAATTCAATTAATGAATCATCAGTACTATCTATAATTCCATCATCATTATAATCCTCCAGTGCCTTTGGAGTTACTGTATATCGTACCTCTCTCTTAGCACTCTTAATTGCATTAGTTGCATAATCAACTTGAACCTTCTTAATAAGTCCTTGATCATCTTGGGGAATTGATCCAAACAGATATGTTTTTGCAGTAAAGTTCAAAGTATATGTTATAAGTCTTCTTGTACTATAATCTCCTTCATAATCATCTCTAAATCCAATTCTATTGAGAACAATTGGTATATCTCTTTTTTCTTCAATCTCTGGAATCATATTTACAGTAACATTAAATGATGGTTGAAAGTATGGTAAGATTTGCTCAATGATTTGAAGAACATCATCTTGAATTTTTGCCATTATATTAAGTTCAAATCCAATATTGTATGGGACTGGCATATAAACTCTTCTAGATTCAGTTCCATCTGAAACTTTTGATGTTTTAAATGTTTGAACTGCTGATGCCTTTCTAGATGCATCATAATCTATTGAGTTCATCTCAAAGGACATTCTTGGTAAAGTTAAAGCAATCTTTCTATCTCCTGATGGATTTTGCTCTAACTTTGCTAAAAACTTTTGAGATGGTCCATATGCAAGAGGAACTTTTAAAACAGATAATGGTTGATCAGCATCATCAAAATGTCTTATTTGAATATTATTAAATAAAGTTCCAAAAGCAATTACTGTTTTACTAATTCCTTTATTATAAAAATAACTACCAAGCATTTTAAAGTTCCAATTTGAGAATAGTTAAATCAACACTAATATCTGTAGAAACTCCAGATTGGTTGACTATTTTAGCGTATATATCTGTTGATGTTGGAGTGTCGTTATTGAATCCTATTACACATGGACTTACTAATTGAATTTCTTGCCCAGTTGTAACTACATCTATAATTACCCCAGATCCAGGATTTGGAGTAACTCCTTGTAATCTAGAGGAGTCATTGTCTCTTGATGTTGAGTCAGTGTATAAAACTGTTCTAGATGCTGCTGAAGTTTGCACTTTAGTTAAAACATAAGTCTTATGTCCAGGAAATGAAATATTAACTGTACTTCCAATTCCAACTGTTCCAGTTGATGTAGAAGTTGTTGACCTAGACTCAAGTGCTCCTCCAAATTGTCCTTGAAATCCTTGAGCACCAATAACACCTTGAGGTCCTTGAATTCCTTGAGGTCCTTGAATTCCTTGAGCACCAATAACACCTTGAGGTCCTTGAATTCCTTGAGGTCCTCTTATTCCAGATAATCCCTGAAACCCAACTGAACCCTGTCTTCCTTGTGCACCCTGTGGTCCTTGTGTACCCTGTGGTCCTTGTGCACCCTGCGGTCCACCAGGTAATCCAGATGGACCCTGTGGACCTGCTCCTTGAGGTCCTTGGAATCCTTGGAATCCCTGAGAACCTTGAGATCCCTGAATTCCTTGAAATCCTTGAACTCCTTGAGGTCCTTGAGGTCCTTGTATACCTTGAGGTCCTCCAACTCCTTGAGCACCTTGAGCACCCTGAGGTCCTTGAGGTCCTCTAACCCCTTGAGCACCTTGAATTCCCTGAGAACCAGAAACTCCTTGAGGTCCTCTAATGCCTTGATTACCTTGATCTCCTTGAGAACCTTGAGGTCCTATAAATCCTTGATTTCCTTGAACTCCTTGATTGCCTTGATTGCCTTGAGAACCTGTTAACCCTTGAGCACCTTGAGCACCACTATCTCCCTGAGCACCACTATTACCTTGAAATCCTTGAGGTCCTGTTAATCCTTGTGGTCCTTGTGCTCCTATTCCTTGTGGTCCTTGAAACCCCTGAGGTCCTGTTGATCCTTGTGCACCAGTAGCACCTTGAAATCCAGTGAGAGATATGCCATCTCCAAAAGTTGTATAAATTTCAGTAAAATTTTGATTAATTTTAGCTGCACCTTGGGACAGGTTATCTCCTGTCCCATCATTTGGCACTGCTCCTGTGGATATTATTTGCCTTGACATTATAAGACGCAGTTTATTTTATTTAGTTAAACTTCCCCAAAGGGATTGATTTCTGTAAAATCTATAATTTTATCAGCTTCTTCTTCTATGTCATCATTATAATCATAAGCTGGTTCTTCCAATTCATAAGTGTTATACCCACGTACAATATAAATTGCACTACTTGCTGCTCCTACTATAGAATCTCCAATAACAAAATCAGTGCCCATTCCAGATACTTTAAGTTGTTTTGTTATTTCATCCCAACTTTTAACTATTCCAATTGCACCAGAAAGTGATCCAGTTACACGTTCACCAAAAATATAATTTCCAGATGCAACAGTAGATCCTGCAGAAATATAAATTGTTGGAGCACTTGTGTAACCATAACCAGCATTTACTATTCTGATTGTGGAAATTCCCCCATTGACATTTAAGAAGGATTCTGCAATTGCAGTGGTTCCTCCAGCAACTGGAGATGAAAATGTTACTGCTGGTGCACTACTATATCCAGTTCCTGCATATGTGAGAGTTACAATTCCAATGCTTCCAGATGTGGCAATTCCAACTTTAACTGAGGCATTATATCCACCTCCACCAAATATAGAAACTAATGGTGGAGATGTATATACATAACCCCTACCTGGATTTTCTATGTAAACTTTATGTAAACTTTTTGTGGAAGTTAATCCTCTAGAATTTGTCATAACTCCAACTGCAGTTCCTTTAATTCCAGACAGTGGAGAACTAATTATTAAAGTTGGATTAGATGAATATCTATATCCACCACTAATTACATCAATGTTTTGAATTCCGCCTGATACTATGCCAGTGTAAGCAGTTGCTGTGATTCCAAGTCCAGACAATGAAAGAATTGCTTCATATCCAAGATTTGCTAAAGGAAGATCTACCTCAACTATACTAGTAGAAATTTGCTCATCTTCATATTCAAATAATTCACATCTCAATTCATAAACATAATTTTTTTGAAGTTGAAAAAATGGTTTTCTATTTTCTACATATTTAATTTCCATCAAACTATCTGAGAGTGGAATGTAAATCAAATCTCCCTCATTTGGTTGAGTTGTATTTTTTACTCCACTAATTGTTTTCATCATTTCGCCAATGTACAAATCAAATCTTTCTTTAGATATGATAAGAGTCATTTCATCAGTTATTCTAACTCCAAATTTAGACATTAAGATACTATTATTGTCAAATCCCTCAAAATTTACTAGATAAGCTTCAATTGGAAATGCATTATTAAATTTAGAATAAATTACATCTTTTATTATTTTTCCCTCAGAAATAATACTTCTAGGCATATAATAAACTTCTATGCCATACATTTTCAATTGTTCATTGATAAGATCTTGAATAAGACCTTGTTCTGTATTAGTTCCTTGAATAAAAAATGGATTTAACATATTATCCTATTAGATCCAATGGGGGTAGTTCATATTCAAGCATCATTGAATCTTTTATTTGCTGCAACTCTCTCACTGCATCATCATAAATTTGTCTTCCATTTAACTCAATTCCACCTGGAAGTTTAACTCCTTGGAATTTAATTAAATTTTGTCCCCATTGTTTTTTGATTAATGCTGCTGTATATTTTTTTAGAAATGAGTCATTCCAAACATTAGTAGATTCTGCTGGATCTAAAATTCTATGACATTCTATAATCAAATAATCATCTACATTTAAACTATCCCAACTAGTGTCAAGATATAATCTATTTTGCCTTTTGTTAAATCTTATTTGTCTTTCTGGTCTTACTATCCAATCAATATCCTCTAGATATCTTTTGGTTACATAGTAATTCAACATTTCTGTTGAACTGAACCAATAAATGTCATTCAAAAATAGTTGATAATTTACATTAAATAAATTGGATGATATAGATCTATTATCTACCTTAAATATTCTTTCTATTCCAATTACTGAGTCTGGGACTGGGATATAGTTACTATTTTCTTCCCATTTAAAAGTTCCAATTCCTGTTGTTGATGTAGTAGTTACTATTCCTACACTAAGATTATTTCCTCTTGCTCTTCCTCTATCTAAGTCATTTTGAGTAAGTTTATATTTAAGAAACATTTTTTGAACGCCATCAAAATGTCTCTCTTGAAAATATTGCAAAGCTTCATCAACTCTATCATCAAGTTGCTCTTCTGCAACGTTGATTTCTAAAACTGGAGCACCAAGTTCTCTTAGACAATAATCTATTAAATTTTGTTTTGATGCTGGTTTTGCCATTATTTCTACGCTTTTTATTATTTAGATTCAACAGATCCTTTTAAAACGCTCTTTAGTAAAATTTTAATTTCATCAATTGAAGATTTTAGTTCCTCTATATCGGATTCTATATTATAAATTTTTTTTTGTTCTTCTTTTTTCCTGTCTCTTGTTTTTAGATATTGTTCTGATGCTTTTGAATCTGTATTGATAATTGCATTAGTAGAAAGATCTCTAATTAAATTTGGATGCCCTTCTACTAATGCATATTTTATTTTTTTCATTATGCTAATGCTATAGATCTTAATTGTCTAATTAATGGTGGAATTGCCTGATTTGTTGTTGTAGCAACTATTTTGATTGCAAAACCAGTAAATGTTGGTAAATTATCTACAGTAAATGAATATTCTTTAAATTCATTCTCAAAACTACTTGTTACATTTGTATCTGATCTTCCATCATTGTCATCAGAATCAATAACATTCCCATTTACATCAATATTTTGATATCCTGGAAAAAGTTCCCAAACTTGATCTTCATCAGTAACATCTGCTCTATAGATTTTATAAAGCATTCTAATGTCAGATGCAGACTCTCTATAGCATGAAATATATGATTTAATAGAAGTTGCACTTTGTGCTAAATTAATTTTTCTACTTGTGTATGAGAAAGAGTGTGGATCATTTATATTTGAATTTGCTCCTGAATCAGTTGCATATGAACTTAATCCTACTGGTTGATTAATTCTATATCCCTCTACATCAAGATAAATTTGATCAATATCAATAATTGGAGAAACCTTAGAGTTTAAAGATCCTAGAGTTAATTCTAGTGTTAATGACCTTTGTCCCTCAAATGCAGTAGAATTTAAAAATTCAACTTCATTTGTTTTTGAAAGAACTGTTCTGATAGTTTTAAAATTTGTTTTGCCAGATGAATCAATTGACTCATAACCTTGATCACTAAAAGCAGTTTCTGTTCCATCTATACTTCTTTCTGAAATAGTTCTAACTCTTGCAGAAACTGAAGTTTTATCTGGGGATATAATGAAGTTTTCATTTAAACTAACTGAACTAAAATTAATATTTCTTCCTGCATATACATTTAACCCTCCTCCAAACTTATCGGTGGTAAAGGTACTTCCAGATCCAACTTGCACATAATAAGAATCTAAAGTTGGTTTTGGAGTTGTTTGAATTGTATGTGTTGTGTTAATTTTACCCAATGGAACTCCATTGAATTCATACTTATAAACTAAAGAATCTATGGGTTGGAATATTGATACAGTTCCATCTTGTCCTCTAGTAATATCTGCAAGTTGTCCAGATAACACAGTTTGATACTTAATTATTTCTCCATTTATTAAAGCATATCCTGGATTAGAAACACCCACAGAAGAACCATCATATGTTCCAAATCCAGATGTGCTTGCAATACTAATGGATGAAGTTTCTGTTGCTCCATAAGAAACAGTAAGTTTTGTTGGAATTGAATCTGGATTAACTCCAAGAATTTGTACTTTTTCTGCAGGTGAATGCATTCCATGATTCTCATGATCAATTTTAATATATCTGCCATTATTATATGCAGATGCACTAGTTGAAATAGAATAAATTGGATTTTCTTTTAATTTATTTTCTGGTCTAATGACATTCTGAGAAGAATTAAATAATCTGACTGTTCCTCCAGATGTACTAAAATTTGCTCTCCTAATGGTAAACTTAATATCATCTTCCTGACTTGCCGTCCAAGTGCTTCCATTTTGAGCCTTAAACATAACTCCCATTGAAGGTTGTTTATTGATAATAACCTTGCCAATTTCTCTGTTTTGAGCAGTTGATATTTCAACTTCACCCATTCTAGAATGCCACACAAAATAATTTGGAGAATCTGATACTAAAACTAATGCATATTCTCTACCACCCTCCAATCTTACCATCTTATCAAATCTAAATGTAGTTGGAGAAGATGCATTTGTACTAGTACTAACTTGTGATGGTAATAAGACTTTCTGAAGACCTGGAATTACTTTATCTGGTCCTCCTGGATATCCATTAATTACTTCTCTAATTTGAAGTTCTACTGGAATTGCAGCATCTTTGTCTGCAAAAAATATATCAACAGAAGTTGGAACAATTCCAGTCTCATCATCAACAATAAAAGTTTGTGCTAAGGGATCATAATAAACAATATAATATGGTTGAATTATTGTTCCTTGAGAAGTAAAGATGTTGCTTGCCTCACTGGTAAATTCTCCAGGAACTCCTAATGGAGATTTTTGTGTTGTTATTTGAGCAGTTGTAGTTCCTGTTTTAAATTGATCAGTTCCTGTCCACAAAGATCCAGAAACAGTTCCATTTTCATCAGTAATTAATCTGTTGTCTAAAACTTTAGCACTTGCCTTGCTAGTTAATCCATATACCCTATATCCAGTTGCAACATTTCCCCAAAATTCTCCTAAGTTTTGTGCTTCCAATGATTCTATGTCAATATTCAATATGGTGGACTGTGGTCCATAGAGAGATGAAATTCCAACTGTTGGGGAGTATGGATTAATATTATAAGTAAATGATGGATTTGTAATAGAACCATCTTTATGATTTGGATTGCAAATTCTAAATTGAGCAGTTAACTCTCCATTTGCAGCATATGCTCTAACTGTTTCTCCTGGTTGAAAAGAACCAACAACATCAGTAATTTCAAGTAATTTTGGAAATACAAAAGATCCTGGAGGAACAGCATCTGCACCACTAACAACTTTAGAATCAAAAAGATATTTAAACCTTGTGTTTGGTTTTAATCTAGTTGCAGTGAATTGAATATTTCTTGGTCTAATGTATGATTCATATCCACCAGTATATTCACCCCATGTTACAAAATTACCTTGTCCAACAACTCTACCTGCCTCCACTGCTGGTCTTCTAACTGTCCAAGTATCAATTTTTGGACTTAATGCTAAATTCCCAACCCAAGTAACTATATCAAATGGATTAACGCTTACTATCCTACTTGCAAATGGTTGTTTGAAATACTCAACCTCAGTATAATCTAAAGTAATTGTATCTCCAGTTCTAGTTACATTAGTTGAAGTTGTATCATCTAAATTAATTTGAGATTTGGATAGAGTAGAATCTGAACTAAAAAGACTTAAATCAACTCTAGCATTGAAAACTACAGGAGATAAAATTTCATTTTCAATAGTAGAATTAGCAATACTCTGTAAGTCTACTGAAGAAGTGTCTACAAAATTATCAACAAAAAATCCAGATTTAAATCTATTAAGACCATTACTGTCTTCAATATTTAAATTTTCAGTTGATAGTTCAAGTAAACTTAATGAAGTATAATATTCTAAGAATCCTATTCTATCTTCAAGATCTCTCAAATCAGACATAGTATATCTTTTATTGTCTGTAATAATAATTTTTACTTGTGCTGAATCTGTAATATTATAAACATATGGTGATGCTATGATAGTAGCAACATCTAAAACTTCAGATGAAATTTCTGGAGTAATAGGAATTTCACTTGGTTCTCCAAACACTAATGTGAAATTACCTTCTCTATCTAAAGTTAATCTATCAGATCTTCCAAGATAAAACTCATAGTCAAATATAACATTTTCATCAGAGGCAAGAATTTGAGATGCATTGCCACCAGAAACTTCAAAAGATCTTGATGAAAAATCAAAAGGACTAATTCCACTTGCAGAAGTATATGACCCAACTCTAGGTCTTAAGTCAATAATATCAGTATTTCTTATTCCATCATATGATGGAATTTTAGTTCCATATAGTGAAGATAAGTAACTATTAACTGTTATTAAATCTCCAGAATCATTAGCATCAAATGTAAAATTATCAAAGTAAATTTTTAATCTTCCTGTTGGTTCTTGTGCTGTTGCATTTCTAACTAATCTTCCATAATCATAATAATTCTTTCTTTGTCCATTATCTACTGTAAAATTGTTGACAATATTTCTATCTCCAGCATTTACTGTTCCAATGATTGCAGTATATCCACTTTCCAAAAATGTAATTTTTTCTGATACTTGAAAAGTTTGAGCAGTTTTATATACCAAATAAATTTGAGATGAGTTTTTTAATTGTACATAACTAGCAACTGCCCCAGTATCTTGACCAACAACATTTTCACCTAAAATTAAATCAGATGTATTTGAAGTTGGACTGGTCAAATCAGTAATAGCAATCCATGGAACTTGAGGATCTCCAGTTCCAGAAGATTCATATACTGCATGGACTTCTACTATATCTGGATTATTTAAACTAATTTGATCATCATCAACTCTTGTTCCATATAAACTATCATATGTCAATCCAGCATTTTTAGGAGTAGAATATTTTGTTTTATCTACTATAATATAATTTGATCTACTATATTGTTTTTTCTTAAAATTTACATTAGATTTAATTTGAGTAGTAATTACTACGCAAGGACCAGATGTTGAAGATAATGAAGTAAATTCACCTTCTTTCCCCCCAGAAGTTAAAGTCAGTGTAGCATTTGATAAATTTTCTATAGATCCATTTGCATTCAATATTAGGTATCTTTCTTCATCAAATGCTGCATACACATAATCAGTTCCAGATAAACTTGGTAATGTTAATGAAGTTACAGTTTTTGTAATCCCAGTATATTGTTTTTTAATTGTTACGCTAGAGTTTAATAAATCTACATTAGAAATATTAGTATGTGTTAATTTATTATATAAAGAAGAGTTTTCAATTTTAGTAATTGTAGGTCTAAGGATTTGTATTGATTGTAATGAATAAGTTCCTATTCCAACATCTCCAGTACAAACATTTTGAACCGTGGAAACTCCCACTAATGTCACATTAGTCCTTGAACTATTAAAGGAACTTACTCTAGCAAACACCGAAGAAGTAAATCCTGGAGCTTGATATGAAATGATATCATTTACTTTTATAGATGCCTCAAAGGCATTACCAGTCACTTTTGAGAATGTGACAATACCAGTTGGAGAATCAACAATGGCATTGAATGGACCAATCAATGTAGATGAATTTGATAATAATGCATCTGCAACAAATCCCAATCCATCAGAAACTGATTTCACATCATTAAGTGAATAATCAGTTACTGTTCCAATATAAGCACTAGTGCTAGAAATTCCATTAATTACAAGAGTTTCATTTCTTATAAATTTTCCAGATACTTGATAAAGGGAAAAATTAGTATCTCCTGCAGTAATAAGTTTTACATATCCAGAAGATCCACTACTAGAACCTTGAATATAAGAACCAATTGGAATGCCAGTAACTGGAATAGTTGTAAATAGATTTGTGAAAGTTTGAATGTCAAATAATTTTAAATTAAACTGACTGGCAGGACTTTCATATGAAGTATTGTGATGTTCAAAGTCATAAACTCTAGCATATCCAATGGTAGTTGCAGGTGCAGTTTGATTTACTAATCTTTCAGCACTTAAAGATACAGTAGAATTGGTTGATATTCCTAGTTTAGGAGAAGATTTTACATTATTTACTCTTAGTAAGTCTCCACCATAAAATACAATAGAAGATGATTCAACTCTTTTTGTTGTTCTTGGTTTTGGATAATCTAAGACAGTATCATAATTTACAACTTCATATCCTTTAACATAAGATTTTCCTGGAGAAATTTGAATCAATCCAAGATCTTCAGATGGGATTCCTCCCTGATATGTGTTTTGAGTATTTAAATATACTCCACCATTTCCCAATCTATTGTTTAAAGATTCTACTGCTTTAACATTATATGATTTTAAACTATAATTTCCAGATTCATCAAAAGTTCTTCTTGCTAGAACATCAGTAATAAAAGAACCAGTTGTTTCTTGTTTGATCTTTCTAATTATTCCATTTTCTACTCTAAACAATTCAATAAAATTATCATCATTGATATCATCTAATACTTTTTTAGATAGTGTTAAAGTAATTGTAAATCTATCTGCTCCAGGAGCTGCATAATTGGAGAATCCTTGAGCATTATCATTTAAAGAAGAATCATCATCTGAATTAATTATATCTTCTGATATTGCAAGACCAACTCTATATGATGGAATATTTCCATACTGATCTAAAATAAGTTCTTGTGTTTGAACTTCTACAAAATATCCTCTTACAAAATAAACACCAGCTTCAATTTTAGCTGCAGATCCTACTGAAAATGGGGTTCTTCCAACTGGGTCTGCAATTTGAAGAATTGGTTCCCCTTCAAAAATAAATCCTTGCCCTAAGGATACGTCAAAGTTTGAAGTTAATTCTTCACCTGCAGAAAATTCCTCTGTTTCAAAATCATTAGCAGATGAAAGATATTTTACATATATTGTAGTTCTACTTTTTTCAGAATCAGATACTGTTAGATAATTTACAACTTTAGCTGTTATTCCACTATCAACACCAGTTAAAACTTTCCCAATTAGATCACTAAGAAAATTTTCTACATTAATCCCTTTATAAATTGTTTCTACTTCAATTGCATTATATACTGGAATATAAGCGCAGTTTCCTGGTATAACTACTCCACCATTATTGAAAAATTTACTTCCAAATCTTTCAATTTGATTTTGCAGAATAGACTGTAGGGTAGTAAGTTCCCTAGTTTGTACCGTTACTCCAGGTTTAAAAAGAACTTTATAAAAATTCTTTTCTGAGTTATAGTCATCATAATATGGAGTTTTGTTTAAATTTGTGCTTTGGGGCATTTTCTTAGAATTCTAAAATAATTTTTATATCTTCTCTTTGTTGAGATGCTCTGGTAACTGACCCTCTATTGTCTACATAAAGCACTTCTCCACTCTTGTTATTTATGTCTGGACTAGATAACCCAGAATTAAAACTCTGCCCCAAATAATACTCTACTGATCCAACAGTAACTGTGGATCCATTGAATGATGTATCTATTGGATATGAGTTTGCTCCTATTACAAAATTAGTTGAAGTATCAAATTCATTTTGATCATAAACTGTTGCTGTTTGAATTCCACTTGAACTATTTGCATATTGATAATCAATAGTAATTATATTTCCAACTGCATAAGTATCTAGATAATTAGTTCTTGGTTGTATATATTTTAATATTTGTGTGGTTGAATCAAAACTCACTAAAGTACCAACTCCATTTGAAGATGTTTGAGTAATTTTAGAATCTACTGGATCTAAAATTACAGAAGTATTCATTTTTGCTGCATAAATTCCAGAACCACTACTTCCTGTAAAATTACTATTTGATCCAAATGTTTTTATGTTTTTAACTAATCCAATTCTTGAAAATTGATTTCCAATTATAAAATCTGGATTAGTTGGATCATTTTCAATTCTACTGTAGATTAAAACTCTAGTAGCTCCTAATTCAGTATATGGATTAGATCCGTGTCCACCAGGAGGAGGGATGATTACATTAAATATTGCTTTTTCTCCTGATAATGGTGGTAGTACAGAATCTAAATCTAAAGTTGCATATGTATACTCTAATCCACCAACAGTCACTTCAACAGATACTGGTTTGGATTCCTCATCAAAAATAACACTAGCTTCTCCACCAAAACCATCTCCTTTTATTGGAACACCAGATAATGTTCCAACATAATTATATTGAGCTTGTTTTTCTATCAAGATAGTTTGTATTTGTCCATTAAATGCATTAGACCTAATTCTAGTTATTTCTGCATTGGATGTAGTTGTCCAATCATTTGGAATTGCAATATAATTAGTAGAATCAAATTTTAAAACATCTGCTGGACTTAAAGTATACAAATATTTCCAAACATAACCATCACTTTCCTTTCTTGGGGAAATATCTGTATGTAATGGTTCTTGAGTTGATACAACTCCTTGATTTTGATTAGCAGGAGATGATCCATTATTAAGACAAATATAAACTCTATAATCTCTATTGATTATGTAATATTGAGAATCATATAATCTAGTTGCAGATGCAACTGCAGAAAGATTATAAACGCTATAATCATGTCTATACATATCATATTTTCTTCCTGTTATCCATTGGAGTTTTGGAATTACCCTTATGACATCAGAAGAGTTAACCTTCTTTACTCCCAAAATAGTGTCTCTATATGAATTTAAATATAGATCATTGTCTATAGGACTTGGTTGAGAGTTGTCCCAATCTGAGTCAAAATCAGTTGCATTTGGAAACCCAAGAAAAATATAATAAGAACCAGTAGAAATATCACTAATGAAATTACTACAATTCAATAATCTTATTTTATCAGTAACTATCGCTGGCATTTGTTTTTGTTACTTTATTGTTATTTATTAGTTCTTTCTGTAGAAAGTGAGTGGGATAGTATTTATCCCAATAGGAGATGATGAATATGAGGTTATTCCTAAGAAAAGATTTCCAGAAGATGTTGAAATTCCTAGTGATGGAGATCCTATATTAATAATACTAGATCCAATTGATACAATAGTAACTCCAATTGATATGTAAGATGCTTCAATAAAATCACCAACTTGAATTAATGATCCTATACCAGCATTTGTATTGATTCCAATTATGTTTGTACAGAACCCACTAAATGTTCCATTTGTGGTAGTAATACCAACTGTTTGAATTCCAGGATTAACATCATAATTAAAGGAAATTATAGAAATGCTACTTATTCCTGAAGATAATTTTTCTCTACTTTTAGATACTATTTCTCCATAAATGATACTATCTGCTTTTTGTGGAGTCCATACTAGAGTCCTTCTTTGTGATGAAGATGCAGACAATCCTCTGTTTGTATAAACCTCAGTTCTTAAAGTATCTGAACTAACAACTCTTAAAGCTGTTCTTTTTTTCTGTTCAACTGGTATTGTCTCAAATATATCTCTTTGAATCAGTAATGAATCACCTTCTTTAACATCAGTTTGAGATTGGAAAAATTCAGCATCCCCTTCATATCCAGTGTAAAAATAAACTTTAACTGTACTTCCAAGAGGAGGTGCTTCTGTAAATTCTAATTGAGAACCTCCTAAAAATATGTATGACACATTTGGGATTTGAAGAACATCATTGACAAAAATCAATAAATTGTATGATAAATCAATCCCAGAAGCAAGATCTGATTCTAAACTAGTTCTTCTAGTAACTAATCCTAATTCAGTATTTACTGTTTCAAATAATGTAAATATTCTTCTTCGTCCATTTACTTTATCTGTTAAGTCATTGAGTTTTCTTAATTGTCCAACATTCCATGCAGAAAAATCATCTTTTCCAACTTCTTCAACTGTAATTTTTAATTTATCATTATTTGTTTGAGTTGATAATCCTAAGGTTCCAGTGGGAGTTAATACTTCTGCAATTTTATAATTATATCCTCTATTTGTGAATGATAGATTTGAAATTTCTCCAAATTGGTCAATATCAAAACTAACAGAGGCTCCCACTCCTGCAACAGAACCAGTTAATGGCACATTGTCATATGTGGCAGGAGCATCAAATTTAACTATGTACTTATATTCATACTTGCTCACTGGAGTACTAGAAGTGTGTAAAGTGCCTATGGTGTCAAGTTGTCCTCTTATAGTTCCAGTGAGTGAACTAGTTGCATTATCTAATCCAGTATATTTTATTACTTCAGAATCTATAAGAACAAATCCAGGATTGTCAACACTTACTAATTGTCCTCTAAAATATTCAAAATCAGATGTTGTTCCAACTCCTACTGGTGTTCCATTTGGATCTAGTTCATTTATTGTTGAACTTAAAGTGGTTGGTGTTATGTTATACTGATATCCAGATCCACCAGTCAATATACCAACTCCAGTTATAATTCCAACAGAATTTGGATATGCTATACCTTTAGCACCAGACCCTGGAAGATCTGCATCTTCAATGTCAATATAATATGTGGTTATTCCAGTCCTATACCCAGATCCTTGATTTCCTATGTAAATATTTGATATTGTTCCTGCAGCAGAAACAATTGCAAATCCAGTTGCTGGTATTAGAGGTTGATACAAAGATCCACTACTAGTTCCATAGGAAACTATTATTCCACCTCTTGGGAGTCCTTTTACATTGACATCATAGGATTTAAAATCACCAGATCCTTTAAAATCAATAAAAGTTTGACCAGTTGATCCAACTCCAACTTGTCTATATTCAAAAGCTTCTTCTGATTCTGGATATTGAAATACATTATTAATCAAAACAATTCCATTATCTGAACTTATTCCTACAGTACTTATGCCTGAAGTTTTTAATTCAAAAGAACTAGTTATTCCAGTAAATTGTTCAGAAATATCATCAAATACATAATTGCCATCATAATTAGATCTTAAAAATACTCTTCCTTGAAAAGAACTATTTTCTGCTGGTATTATTAAAAATAATTGAAATGATGCAACTACAAACTCATTTCCACTATTTGTTGAAAAATCTATTGAAACATTATTAAATGAATTGAATAGGGTAGTGGCAAATTTAAATGTGTTATTAGAACTTCTAATTAAATAGTAAACAGTACCATTTACTAATTCTACTGGAGGATTTTCTGAATAGAAAACTGCCTGACTTCCAGTAATAATATTAAACTCATTACCAGTAAAATAAGTAAAACTATTTTGACTAAAATTAATATCGGATGTGGGAATAGTTAGATTTATTTTTTTTGATTCTAATGGAGCATCAGAAAAGTATATTACATCTTTAGATATATTATAAGTGCCACTTAAAAGTGTTGCTGGTGTTTGAGTTATTATTCCAGTAAAATTAATTTGTGGAGTTCCCATCAATCCAATCCCTCTTGAAATGGATACATTTTTTGTAGTATAATTTATTGCTGATATTTTTACAATTTCGCTTTCGTTATTTTGATAAATTTTCAAAAAAGATCCTAATCTAACATTTTGTAAAGTATCTAAAGTGACTGATGTGTTTGTGAAAGTTACTATGCCTACTGTAGAACCAACCGCAAGAGGTGATTGAATTATATTATTAATTGCAATTAAACACTTTGAATTTTGTTTTTCTGCCAATAGAGTATGAGCAGCACCAATTCCAGTAGTTGTTATACCAACATAATTTCCAGATAAAGCTAAAGAAGATGCTAAAGCAACTCGTATAGTGTCTTTATCTAAAACAATTGGGTAAACTATATTTGGTAAATATGAACTAAAACCAATATTTCCTGGACTAGTTGTAGTTATTCCAATAGAAGATCCAGCACCTGGACTGTAAATTAATTTTTCTCCAGTACTAAAAAAATGATCTTTAACTATAATTTTATCAGAGGTTATTCCAACTATGTTTGGATTTGATCCATTAAAAGTTTTATAAAAAACTGGTTCTCGTTCATGTCTTATAGGAAAAGAAGTCCTTCCATAAATTGCGGGAGTATAAATTGCACCAACGTCGGAAACAGGCATTTTTAAAATATTTATTAGATGTTTGGAGATAATATAGATTTTCTAACTATCTTAAAATTATAATTTGCAGATTCACTTGGAGTGAATGCAAGTAAATATTCTCCAGGAGAGGGATTATATATGGTTTCAATTGCAAATTCTTCACTGTCCATGTCACCAGCAAATCCATAAACTGTATTGTTATTATAATCTTCAAAATGCACTGAATTTATTTGGAATATGGATCTTGATGTTGCTAATCCAACTGTTTTTTCTGCTTCTATGATATATTTTGTTGAACAAAAATCACTTGAAACTGTTGATATAGAAACTTGAGAAGATCCATTATAAATGTATTTTTCACTAGTTAATACTGTAAGTTCATTTATAACTTGATTTGGAGAAACATTATTGGTATTTAATATTTGAAAATTAGTATGTACAGTGATTCCAATTCCAGAAACTGGAGTAAATTTAAATTGAACATCAGATCCACTAACGCCAATATCAAAAGATCCTAGTTCTAAAGTCTTTTGTTCAGCAAAGACATTGTAGTCAATATTATTTCCAACATCTTTTATAAATGAAAACTCAAATGAATTTCTCACCTTTTTGGGAGAAGAAGAAACTCCTATAAATCCAATTCCAGAAGTTAAGTCAGACAATGGATAACTGTAAATAATTTCTGCAGTAGGAGACATTGTTGATGGATATTGAACTGTTTTTTCAATATTACATACATATCCATATGATGTGGTTGCAATTCCAACTGATACTGGTGCACTATCTTTAATTGCTCTTATTGCATAACTATTAAAAATATTTCTAGGAACAAAATTGATAATTATGTTGTCTGTGTCAGTTGAATCAACTGTTGCTGAAATTTCTCCTGATGGAAAATTAATAGATCCAGATGCAGTATAAAAATCATAATAATATGCATATGATGTTAAATTAATAATATTGTCAGTTCTAGTAACCATCAAATCAAAAACTTGTGGTTTTTCAAAATCACCAAAAAATGATATTGTTGTTCCAACAAAGAAGAAATATTTCAATACAATTTCATTATTTGTATTTACTGTATCAATTGGAATTGTAACAAATGGAGAATTGTCAGTATCAAATAAATTAGAAATATCATCTATAGAAAGAACTCTATTATTTCTAGATAAGAGATAATCTGAAAGTTTTTTGGTTCCAAATTTTAAATATTCTGAATATAATCCATCAGTATCATCTATATCTTCTTCAATGACCATATCAAAATTAGAGACTGATGTAACATCAGTTTCTGACACTAAAGCAACATTTACCAATGAAGTTGCATCAGAAGTAACAGTTAATGTTTTTGCAATTCCAACAGGAAGTTCAGATTCTACTAATAAATCTCCAAACTGTTTATATCCAGAAACATGAGCAACATCTGAAACTATTGCACCCCATTCATCAATAGATTTGTTGCTTTTTAAACTATATGCAAAATTTTGATAATAATCATTATCTTGTAATTTTTGTAAAATACTAGATAGATTTCCTCTAAAATCTCTCCAACCAATTTTTTCAGTTACACTAGAATTTACTTTTAAATCAGCATCAAAAATTTCTATTGATTGAACCTCTGCTTTACTTAATGATATTTTTCCTGATATTAAGTCTCCCTTTGATACATTAGAAGCAGAATCAAACTTAAGTACTTCTAAAATTGGTTCATTTTTATCGTTATCTATAATTTTATTTCCAGAAACTTCTTCGTTATTTGTAAATGAAGACTTCTCTAAAGTTGCTGATACTTTAACTAAATCATCATATTTACAAACAATTGCATTATATGTTGATGAATTAAAAACTCCAGGAAATTCAGTTGTTTGATACCTTACTATAGCTGCATCTGGAGCACTAAAATTTGGATTAGTAAAGGTTACAGTAAATGTTTCATAATTATAGTCAGAACTATTAAATCCAGATCCTCCAGAAGAAATAATACTTTCAATAAAAATTTCATCTCCAATTTCAATTGGCAATGGATTTGAAGTTGAAAAACCAGATAATGGAGTTTGTAAGGTTAAATCTACATCATATGGACCAGCTCCACTAACAGAAGCACTAAGAATTTTAATTCCATTACTATTGTTAATTGATATAATAGTATTATCTGTTGATTTTAAATTTGAAGATGAATCTACAATAGTTACACTATCTATAGATTGTGATTTTAAAGTTACTGCAGCAGAAAATAGACTATCTATAGATCCAGTTACTTTATTGAAGAGTATTAATGTTGGTGGATAAAGATACTTTCTTCCAGGTTCCAATATTTCTAGTTTTGAAACTTTATAATTATTTTTGGTTCTTATTGCAGTAAATAAGGTTGATATTGGAGAAAGAGTTTT